GAAGGCAGATACGTGCCAGTGGCGGTGACGCCAGGCTGAATGCGTTCGTCGTTGCCATTTTTCGAAATACCTCTCCCGTTTACTCAGTTGTTCAGGCAGATGGTGAAGCAGCTCACCGTTGCCGCAGTATATGGCGGCATGATTGGCCACCGATGCGCCAAAGCAGCACAGCAGGATATCGCCAGGCTGTGCGGAAGGCAGGGAAATCCTGTAAAAACCAGTCGCCTCCATATTGTCCAGGTAC